GTAAACTTGACGCTGAGATTGGTACCAATTCCAGTGGCAGTTGCAATTCCAATAATATCACCTTCATAACCATTTACAGTTGGTATTAATGAAACACTTTCAATACTTACAGGTGGAGTTGGTAATAACGCATATGCACTTGTTCCATATCCACTACCAGCATTGGTGATATTTGCACCAATAACTGCACCGTTGGAAATAATTGCAGTTGCTAATGCAGTTGTTCCAAAACCAACCGTGATATCAGGTGGATTGGATATGGAAATTGTTACGATTCCAGTATATCCAGAACCACCATTGATAACAGTGATTGTAGAAATTGTACCAGCATTTACTCCAACACTTAGAATACCTACAACTGGATCTTCTCCTTGAGTAATGATACCATCGAAGTTGGTAGATGGAGTCACTGCTTCATAGTTAAACAAACTAGCATTATCAAGGAAGAGGAAATCTTGAGTTGTAGATGCAGAACCAATAATTCTTGCTGTTGGATAGATTTGTGGTTCTAGTGCTTCACGAGTCTTGGGAATAATACGTCCATCAACAGTTCTATCAACTTTTTGTTTTCTCCAAACAACAGGTCTCTTGAAGTTGTTATCAATACCCTGTAGAGAGTATAAGTTAGTTGCAAGAATATCAGATGCAACAATTTCATTAACAACTCTTGGGTCTTGATCTGGAACAGTAGAAACACCAACTGGTTTAATTAAGATTAATTCATCACCAATTTTAATGGATTCAACTACGTTAACAGTATTAACATCATCATTACTACCTCTATAGAAGTAAATTGTAACTTGGTCTGCCTCTTGTGGAGGACTTGTGAATTCAAATGCAGTACCACCTTCAAATATGTAATCTTTGTTTGGAATTTGAAGAACACCATTAATAAAGATGATAAGAAGTGATGGGAAACTAATAGGTGTTCCATCTGCTTTCTCAAAACTGACTAACTGCTCATTTTGGAATAGTGGGAATCTCTTTGTTACACCATCTTGTAATGAAGTAATATCATCAATATAATCAAGTTGACCGAATTGCCATCCGTAGAAAGTATCAGAGAATGTATCAATAACTGTAAGTTCAAATGGTTCAGTTTCAGTTGTGTAACCAACGGTCTTAGATCCAGCAAGGATTTTCGCAGCGGTTACTAAACCAACAGGACTAACTTTATCATTGAGTTGGAAACCATATCCTCTGTTTCCAATTGTAAAGTTTTTAACGCCACTTGTTTCTGATGCAACACCACTAGTACTAATACCACCAACATTTAAAGTTACAGATAATCCAATACCAGTAGCAGTTGTCTGACCAATACCTAGTCTAAAGAGACCTCTAACTGGGAGATCATCATAAGCTGGTCCAGGAGTTTCTAACCTTGGAGCAATAGTAAATCCAGTTCCAACATAATCTAGAGAAGGAACAAGACTTCCACCAAAACCAACTGTAGTAGTAACTGTTAAACCACTTCCAACACCATTTTCAGGAACTACTGTTACTGGAACATTATTTCCATAGAATCCACTACCAGGGAAGAATTGATTAACCTTACCAACTTTACCACCAGAGTGATAGAAGTGTTTAAATGTACAGATACCAACGTCAGTAGTAAATTCAGTAGCAGAATATACATCTTTAACTCTAAATGGACCTGGATTTAGTTTCTTCTCAGCAATACCAGAGCGTAACCTAGCAATCATACCTCCACTACCGTAGAAGTGTTGATAAGTCGAAATACCAACTCTTACTCTTAATGTATTTGCGTCAGGTGCAGCAATTATCTTATAAGGACCAGTGTATTGTTGTGGTTTGGATGTACCGCCACCAGTGTAAGTATGAGCAATTGGAGATCTTCCAACATTGATGGTATATTCCTTACTATTAGTAATAGCAAGTACTTCATAAGGTCCAGTATATCTTACAGGAGATACTCTACCAGAGTGATCATAAGTATGGACGTAAGTAGAAACACCAACATTAACAGTGAATGTATTTCTGTCAATTCTTTCCTTAACTGTGTAAGGACCAGCAAATTTAACTTCTGCTGCAGTACCACCAGAAACATATGTATGAGCAAGAGTTGATACTCCTACATTAGTTACAAATGTTGTTGAGTTAACAATAGTCGTTAATTCAAAGTCAGTTTGCTTATCTGGATAAGTCTTAGAACCATATGCACATGATACGGTCATACCCTGCAATCTAACCTTCTTAAATCGGACAAAATTATGGTTGGTTGCGGTAGTAACGGTCGCAATACCAGACTGATTATCATATTGGAAGTTACTAATATTAACAACTGTTCCAGTATCTTGTGGGAATACATGTGTAGTACCACTACCAATTGGGCAAAGCATATGGATATTTTCAAAGTTAATTAACTGCCCAGTTCCAAGTTGATTGAAACCATTGGTTGTTACTGTTGCCAAACCAGTCATATTGTTATATTCAAAATTAGCAATCTTACTAAATGAACCTTGAGGATTAGGGAACTTGTCACTTGTAACACCAGTTCTTACATTACCACCACTGACATATGTGTGTACTATAGTTGAGATACCTGTGTTTGTTACGAAAGTATTAGCATCAATAACGTTAGTTACTCCGAAGAAGAATCCTGTTCCACCATCTGGATATGTTTTCATACCAGAAGTACATGTCAAAGCAATACCAGATAGTTTTACATTTTCACCTGTTGTTAGTCCATGACCAACTGCGGTTATAGTTGTAACACCAGTAGCGTTAGTATAGTTAAATCCAGTGATAGGAACATCAGTGAAATATGTTGGTCCTGTTAATCCAGTACTCTGCTGAAGATCTGGAGTTGCACCAATATTAACAGTAATAGTATTTGGAGTTCTTGCCTCAATATTAATATTATTATCATAGAATGGATCTCTCTTATGTGATAAACCTTCATCAGTTGCACTTACAAATGTATGTACAGAAACGTTTGTGGAAGGTACAGTTGCTAATGTTTGTACTTCAAAAGTATTTGTAGTGACGTTTTGTACTTTTATCCACTTACCACTGAAAGGATCAGTTGGTCTTGGATAAGTTTTATTTGTAGTATTTCCATCAAGAGTACAAGTAAATGTTAATGAATTATCTGCTAACTTAATTTGCCTACCATTCTCAAATCCGTGGTTAGGAACAGTAAGTACCATCATACCAGTAGTAGGATCGTAATTAGCATCAGTTACAGTTTTAGTCTCTATAAGAGTTCTAGGATAACTATGCTGAGTCGCATTATTATCTTTATCACATGTAAATGTTAGTGAGTTATCTGCTATTTTTATACTTGTTCCTACATCTAAGTCATGAGAACCAATGGTAAGTACCATTTTACCTGAATTTGGATCGTAACTCGCATCAGAAACATTATAATTTACGATAGTTGATACACCAACATTTAAACTGACTGTATCACTAGTTGTAGCAGCAATAGCAACAGAAGTATTATAGTATGGGTCTTTTGCACGTTTGAATGTGATGCCATTAGTAACTCCAGATACAAATGTATGAGCATCAGTATTTGTAGAAGGGATTACATCTAATACTTGGACATCAAATGTTTTTGTGGTTACATTAGAAATTTCAACCCACCTATTACTAATGAAATCAGTAGAACGAGGATATGCGGTTGCCACAGTTCCACTAGTAGCACCAACATTAACTGTGATTGTTCCACCAGCTTGGTCTACAGCAGTAATTAATAGAGGAGTATTATATGCAGGATCAGTTGCACGAGGATAATACTTAGTCTTGACGTTACCGTCAGCAGTACAAGTAAATGCAAACTTCTCAGCACCAATTTCTACTAAGTCATCAGTTGTGAAACTATGTGCCCCAATGGTAAATACCATAACACCAGTTGCAGGATTATATGTGGCATTAGTTACATCATGTTTTGTCTGGACAGGACCAACAGTAATTGTAACAGCATCAGTTACTGTTCCACCAGCCCATGTATGTGCTGAACCTACACCATATTGACATGAGAATGAAACCGCACCATCAGCAAATTTAACTTCATCACCATTTTTCATTCCATGAGCAGCAGGAGTGGTGATGGTCATGATACCTACAACAGGATCATAAACTGTGCCAGTTGTTGCGGTAAGAGAAGCAGTAGTTGAACGAGGATATGCATGAACAGTTGCATTATCATCCTGTGAACATGTGAATAGTAATGAATTTTCATTAATTTTAACACTTGTTCCAGTTTTTAAGGTATGAGCACCAATGTTTACTACCATTACACCTGTAGCAGCATCGTAAGTTGCAGCACTAACATCAAATGGGAGAATAGGAGATTTACCTACATTAAGTGTGATTGTAGTACTGGTTGTCGAAGCAATACCAACAGCAGTATCATAGAATGGATCAGTAGATCTTGGATAATTCTTCGTTGATGTATTACCATCCATTGTGCAAGTAAATGGTAGTGAACCATTAGCAATCTTAACACTTGTTCCAGTTGGTAATGTATGAGCACCTATTGTTAGTACCATCACACCTGTCGCTGCATCATAAGTTGCATCCGTAACATCATGATTTACGATAGGTGATGCACCAACGTTGATTGTAAATGTATCTGTGGTTGTTGCTGTAATAGCAGTTGCAATTCCAGAAATAGGATCAGTTGATCTAGGATATGTCTTAGTCGCTGTATTGCCATCCATTGTACAGGTAAAGGATAATCCATTATTAGCAATAGAAATTGTATTTGATCCAGTTAATAAATGAGCAGCAGAAGTAATTACCATATCACCACTGGAAGGTGTATATACTACATCTGTTACTGCATTAGGTAAATTACCAACATTTGAGGTAACACTGTTTGCTACAGCAGATAAGAATGTATGAACATAATTACCACCTGATTGGATTGCACTAGTTGCTGTACCAACAAATGTATGTGGATGGTCACCGCCACTATTAATTACTTCTTTCTTAATACCACCCTCAAGAGCAGATACAAATGTATGAACTGAAGTATCTGTGGAAGGTGTAACTGTTAATACTCCTACACTAAATTTGTTCTCATCAACAACAGTAACCTGTGTAAATGTACCACTAAGAGGATCAGTAGGTCTTGGATATGGATGAAGAGTTGCATTACCATCTTTATTACATGTAAATGTTACTGCATAATCATCAAACTTAATATAATCACCATTTCTTAATCCATGATTAACTTTAACACCCTTTGAAGTAGCACTCATGAAGGTATGAGGAACAGCATGACTGATAGCACCTTTTCCACCATTAACATTGACTGTAATTGTGTCAGATGTATAACGTATGATTGGTAAATCCTTATCATAGACATAATCATTACCATTTGATCTTGGATATGCCTTAGTTTGTAACTTACCTTCAAATACACAACTAAAGGATATTGATTCTGTGTCAAGACGTACACTATCATAATTTGTTAATCTATGAACTCCAACAGTCAATGTCATTTCACCACTAACAGGATCATAAATCGCATCTGATACAGTCAATTGCTGATTAGTAACAGTCATTATACCTGTAACTGGATCATACAAAGCAGTATCTGGTGTCAAACCAAATTGAGGAACAAATGTATGTGTATAGTTACCACCAGTCTGGACTGCGCTAGTTGCTGCACTTACAAAAGTATGACTTCCACCAGCTCCGCCAGTACAAGCGAAACCAAGATTTTCAAGTTTTACAAACTGACCAACAAATGTAACACCATGACCAACGTTAGTGGTCACTGTCATTATACCTGTGAAATTATTATAATTAGCGGTGCTAATATTTCTACTTAAACCATTAGGATCTGGGAAAATATGAGTTGTAATACCTGTACCGCCAGGACAAGTTAAGGCAAGACCAGAAATACTGATTAGTTCACCACCAATTGCTCCATGATTAGGAACAGTAAATGTTGCAATACCAGTAGAGGTGTTGTATGTCATTCCAGTAATACTACTAATACCACCAGGTTCTTTACTTGGTTTTGGATCGTATACGTGACGATATGAAGAAACCCCTACATTAGTTCTAAATGACCTATCACTGTAAATAGTATCAACAATGAATGAATCAGTCCTTAGTTTCTTCTTACTGATTGCATTTTTTGTATCTACATCGTAGAAGTGAGTATAAGTTGAAATACCAGCATCAATTGTAAACGACTTCTTACCGACAATACCAGTTACGATAAAGGTATCATCTACACCACCAAAGTTCTGTTTTCTTACTTCACCAACGCCAATTGAAGGTGTATAGTTGTGTTTGTAAGTGGTAATACCGACGTTACAGTTGAATCTAGGACCACCTTTTGTGATAGCACCAGTAGCAACACCAACAAATGTATGTGCATAGTTACCACCTGCAATAACAGCGCCTGCAGTTGCACTATCAAATGTATGAGCAGATAAGTCACTGATAGAAGAAAGACCTACACTAGAGTTGACATTGATAGTAATAGTCGTTGAGGTTACTGCACTAATTTCTAAAGATTTCTGATATGCATAATCTGGAGTACCAGCATTGATACCAGTACCACTAGCACGAGGATATGACTTGACTAAAGTGTTACCATCTAAAGTACAAGTAAATGATATTGAGTTATCTGCTAATTTTATATGTTGACCGACTGCAAAAGCATGAGAACCAATAGTCAACTCCATAACACCTGTTGTTGGTTCGTATGTAGCGTTAGTTACGTTGAAATTAACTATCGGTGATCTACCAACTTGAAGATCGATGGTAGTATTTCCAACGCCAACAACTGAAACTGGTTGCTCGAATGATTTATCTACTTTATGTGTAATACCACCTGTTACAGCAGATGTAAATGTATGTGCATCTATGTTTGTAGATGGGGTAGAATTGTCAGATAAAGACTGAATCTCAAAAGTATCTGTTGTAGTATTAGAAACTTGTATCCATTCTCCACTAATAGGATCACTAGAACGTGGATATGATTTTGCACTCTTACTTCCTAGAGAATCTCCAACATTAAGTGTAAACTCAGTTCCTGATGTAACAGTTACAGCAGTGGTTACTCCTGCAATAGGATCAGTAACACGAGGATATGTGTGGGTTGTTGCATGATAATCTGCAGCACAAGTAAATGTTAATGAATTGAAATCAAGAGTAATTGTATCACTAGTTGACATTCCATGAGCAGCTGCAAATCCTAATGTAAGAAGACCTGTTGATGCATTATAAGTTGCTGCGTTAGGGGTCTTTTCATTTCCAGATTCTGCACCACTCTGGACATTAACAGCATTAGTTGTTGCAGATACAAATATATGAGTAGTTACACCATAACCACATATGAATGATAATGATTCATCTGCTAATTTGACCCAACATCCATCATCCATGCCATGACCAGCAACAGTTATAGTTGTTACACCTACAACAGGATCATAGATGGCATTAGTTGCTGTAAAGGTTTTAATTAAATTTCTTGGATATGTTTTTTGAGAACCTGTGGAATCCATATCACAGGTAAATGTTAATGCATTAGTTCCAATATCAACAGTTTCACCAACAGAAATACCATGTCCATTACCAACAGTAACAGTCATGATACCTACAACAGGATCATAGATGGCATTAGTTACATCATATGGTCTAGGTGCAAGAAGTCTGGTTACTTCATAAGGACCAGTTTTCTTAATTGCAGAAACTGTACCACGAGTATTAATTCCAACATTTAATGTAATAGTATCTGCCCCTACTGCATCAATGTTAATTGCAGTATCATAATAAGGGTCACTAGCACGAGGATAAGTCTTAGTTGTTACATTATTATCGTCCTCGCATGTAAAACTCAATGCTCCGTTTGCTATCTTAATACTGGTTCCAGTTGTTAGAGTATGGGCACCAATAGTTAAGACCATTACACCTGTATCGTTGTCATAAGTAGCATTTGTTACATCATGATTAACAATAGGTGATGCTCCAACGTTAATTGTAATAGTATTAGTAGTTGTTCCTGTAATAGTAATAGTTTGTCCAGATACAGGGTCAGTAGATCTTGGATAAGTCTTCGTTGCTGTATTTCCATCCATTGTACATGTGAAGGACAATGCGTTATCAGCGATGGTAAGTGTATTAGAAGTTGTTAATAAATGAGTAGCAGAGGTAATTACCATATTACCTGTGTTAGGAGTATATGCTACGTTTGTAATTGGGTTTGGTAAATTACCAACGTCACTTGTAACTCCATTTGTTACAGCAGATAAGAATGTATGTACATAATTACCACCAGACTGAACTGCATTACTTGCTGTTCCTCCTACCCATGTATGTCTACCAAGGTTATATGTGTGAACAATTGTAGAAACACCAACATCAACCCAGATTGTATTTGGATCAACTATTCTTAGAACTCTGTAAGATCTATTAGGTTCGTCAACATAATCTGGGAATCTATGAGTAGTTACGCCAGCATATGCTGAAGAACAATTAAAGAGAAGATTTTGTAAATCTAGACTATCTGTTACTTTAAAATCATGAGCAGCAGTTGTGGTTACAGTAGCAAGACCAGTAGCATTATTATAGAAAACTGTTCCAATATTATATTTTCTTCCTAATGATTGTGGGAAAATAGTTGATGTTAGACCAGCAAAACCACTAGGACATGTAAATCCTAAACCAGCAAAGTTGACTCTATCACCCAATGCAAATGGTATAGAATTTCTTGCAACAGTAATAGTAGAAAGACCAGTAGTATTATCGTAAATAAAGTCAGTTATACTGTGACCAATACCTGATTGCGATGATGGATATATGGTTGTACTTAATCCAAGAAGTGCAGTACCACCACTTACATAAGTGTGAGCAATTGTGGAAGGTCCTACGTTAACTCTGAACTTATTTCTAGTTGGTGTGCTAGAAACAATAAATTCAAATCCATATTTACCAGTTGGGTAGATATGAGATGTAACACCAACCTGTACCTCACCACCTTCAGTATAAACATGAGGAATAGAAGTTATACCAACATTTGTTAGAATCTTGGTTGGAGAAAGAACTTTAGTAACTCTGAATTGATTTCCCTGTGTACCATCTGGGAATGTTGAAGTTGTTACTCCAAGATAGTTAAGAGTTTTAATCGCATTTGTAGTTGCACTAACAAAGGTATGTGGGAATGTACCTGTACCACCAGTTCCAACATTAACTTGGAATGAATTTGTAGTTACACCTGAAATTGGTAGATACTTATTATATGCAAAGTCTGTAGGACGAGGATATGGATGAGTTGTAGCACCACCATCTAAAGTACATGTAAATACAATACTACTTGCACCAATGGAGATTTTATCACCATTTGTTAATCCATGATTAGAAGCAAATGTGACTGTAGAAAGACCAGTTAAAGGTTCATAAGTAAATCCAATAGGTGTTCCAACATTAACTTTTGGACATGTAAATCCAAGACCAGTTAATTTTATCTGTTCTCCAGGTAGTGCTCCATGAGGACTAGGAGTTGTAATCGTAGTAATACCTGTAGAATTATTATATTCAAAGGTAGAAATAGCAAATGTTATTCCATATCCAGCACAAGAGAATTCAAGACCCTGCAATCTAACCTTATCTCCTTTGGAGAATTTATGAGGAGTTGCTGTAGTTATTGTTGTAAGACCTGTTGGTGCGTCATAGATGGCATTAGTAATGTTAGCACCATATCCACACTTTAAGTTAAGATTTTCAATAAAGAGTCTTTCCCCTTCCACATATCTGTGAGGAGTTGCCAAAGTAATAGTAGCAATACCAGACTGATTATCATAATTAAAGGCAGAGATAGTCTTAGCAATACCTGCTCTACAAGGGAAGAGAGTGGTTGTAATTCCAGCTTTCTGACTGATTTGAGCAAACTTTTGACCAATACATGTGAAACCAATACCATTGAAGAATACTTCCTCACCTACTTCTAAAATACCAAATCTTTCTAGAGTGGTTACTGTTGCCATTCCAGTTTTATTATCATAAAGGAAGTCAACCACAGTCTTCTTCTGACCTCTAGTATATGGGAAGACACCAGTAGTAATTCCAGATTTAGTTGGTACACAAGTAAATCCAATACCTACAAAATCAATACTATCACCTGCTTCTAATCCATGTGCTTGTGAGGTTGTAACTGTAGAAAGTCCTATAGTATGATCGTAGACATAATTGGTAATGCTACTCATTCCTTGAGTTGTTGGTGCAGTCAGAATCTTATAAACTTCACCTGCATGGTTGATAGAAGCACCAATAGATGGATTACCTAGGTTTGCAAATCCTTTACCTTCGCTAGAACCTAAAGTAACAACAACACCACCTCTAGGTAAACCATTTTGGTTAATATCTGTTGCAGAAACAATAGGATCTCCACTTTCATTAAGAATACCAGTGAAAGTTAGATCAGTCTGACCACCAGTTTCTCTAATGAATAGGTTTGCATTAAAGTTATTTGGAGTTTGTGGTTTTTGGAACATATTGTTCACAAAGAAGATACCAAAACCACCTTCACTACCAATACCAGTTATATCTTCACCTTCAGATCTAAGAGTAAATGTTTTTGCAATACCAGTAAACTGACCAGAAATATCATCAAAGATTTTATTGGAATCATAATTTTTTCTCAAATAAACTCTTCCATTAAAACTAGATCCTGCTTCTGGTATACCAGTTGTAGATGCTTCATCAGAAGATTTACCACCATTAGGAGCACCAGTGAAGAAAATATTATTTCTAGAGAAGTTATAAGAACCAGTGTATTTTTGAATTATTGAACCATTAGCATGGAACGATGCTGCTGTTCCTACTGAACCACGTTGAATCTTACATAAGTTAATTGTACCAATACCACTAGAATTAATATCAGTAGTAGTTGTTCCAACACCAACAGCTTCAACAAGTACAAATTCATCATTAATCTCAAATAAATCACCAAGAACAATAGATGAAATACCAGAAACTGCCATAAATGTGGAAGTTTTACCAAGACCAAGACTAGAACCAGAAAGAGTTGTATTATTCTCTAGAGTCCTAGTAATTGGTGACCAAGTAAGTGGTTTTTGAACAAGACCATCAATCGCAATAAGAGATCTGGATAGTTTACCAGTTGAATCAAATTCGTGAAGATTACCTGCACCAACAGATCCTAAAGTAGTTCCAATACCAGCTAAGGCAGCTACCGTGCTGAGACCGATTCTAAACTGATCTTCATTATCTTTAATTGCGTAAACTGGAGATGGTAGAGGATTTCCGTTTGCAAGAGTCATTGGTGCTGTGACAACACCAACAAATGTTCCACCAGGGAGATATTCTAATTCTTGACCACTTGCAAAGAAGTGATTTTTAATAGTAAATTGACCAGTAGCAAGATTAAGTGCAGAAGTATTAGAAGGATTAAATGTTTTAGAGAAAATAGGATATCCATTCCACAACATTGGGAATTCAAAGATATTTCTAAAATTCAAACCTGTGTAAGTAGTATTGAAAGTTTCTTCAACAACTGCTCCATATTCCAATGGATTTACAATATTTCTTTCAAGTTCTAAGTAAAGGACTTCATTAAATGTTCTCATGAACATTTTGTCATTTATACCTGCCTCAGGTGTAAACACAAGAACAGCCTTTTCACCATCATATTTGGCAAATACCGTTCCCAGACCCGTCGTATTACCGACCGATAATACGGGATATTCCGAGAAGTATAGAGAATCACCAAGTTGGTCATTCAAGAACATATACTGGAAGGCAGATACTGTCCTTCCATATCCAACAACCATTGTACACTGGTTTACGGACTGAATATCACTCTTAATACCAGCAAAGTTTGCGGTAGATCCAACACCAACAGTCTGATATTCAGTATAATACTGAGCAGATCTTTCGTTATTAGGAATCATTCCTGTTGCTAAGAATCTATAGTCTCTGTTAGTAGTTCCAGTAGTATTACCAAAACCTAATGTTCTTGCTTTTAAGTTTACAAACTCAGAAGGTCTAGCATTATAAAATTCAATACTAAAGTTATTACCACTAGGATCATAAGTAGTTCCAAATGTACCAAATGCACCTGCGTTAGTACCACCAAAAGAACCATCAGAAAGAATGATATTATATTCAGACATATAACTATCATTTCCATCATGAATTGCTTTCAGTTCAACAAACATGGTCTCTTTTTGACCAGAAGATACAGTTTCTACTTCAACTTGAGAATGTAGATAATCAAAGTTTGTTGCTGCAACAGAAACAAAAGATTTAGATGTAGAAGGTCCAATTTCAGCATCAGAACCCATTAGAGCAGCAAAACCAAACGCAGTGGTACCAATACCAGTCAGTGTTGATTCAGTATTATAAAACTGATTTAGAACTTTAATATCATAATTTTTATCAAATGGATCAGCAGGGAAGAATCTTAAACGAACTTGTGAATTCTCTGTGTCTACAGAACCTTCAAGAGTTCCTATTTCTTGTGGTGTACTATGTAATTTCTTAAAGGTTGGTTCTGCATAGTAAGTATTAGTTCCATCTTGAAGAATAGTAATTTCAGAAACTTGGAAATCTCTACGATCTTCACTAGTAATTTGAACAAGGAATCTATTTGAGATAAAGTTAAATGGATATCTGTAAATATTTTCAAATAGATCCAAAGTGTTTGGATTACTAATATTACTAAACTGACTTGAAATATCGTCAATGTTTAGAACTCTGTTTGTAATAGATTCAAAATAGTCAGATAATTTTGCATTTTCCAATTCAATTTCATTACTGAGTTCTACCTCACTTCTAGTTGCAATATTAACATCTCTACCTATATCAAAATAATATTGATCATCAACTCTTACTTCTTCAACAAGATCTACTGTAGCATTAGTAACAGTAGTAGAAGTTTGAATACCAGCATTCTTACCAATAGTTACTAACTGACTATCAACAAAGTTTTTAAGACCTGTTGGGTGAACACTGTTGTTTACCGCATCAATACAATCTTCATAAGAGACTTCAGTTTTAAGTGTATATGAAAGATTCTGATAATAATTATTATCTTGGATAACTTGAGCACTTGAATTTAGTTTTCCAGAATCAGATGTTCCTTCAATAGTCTTATCTGTTTCAGCTTCTACACTGTAAACACCATCAAATCTTAAGATTTCTACAACTTTTGCTTGACTACCACTCTTTGCTCCAATGATAATATCATCAGGAACAATAGGAGCAGTACCAACAAACTTAATATTTTCAGCAGTTGCATCAAAAGAGATAACTTGTAAATCAGTCTCTGCATTATTTACAAGTAGTTTTTCATTTTTATCAAATGAAGCTTGTTGTAAACCAATACTAAATGTAGGTAGTTCTTCTTTACCAATAACACGAGAGAAGTTTTGAGTATCACTAACACCCAAACCAACATTAAATGTGTAATTTGAATAATCAACTTCAAAGGAGAATGGATTAGTTGTTACAACATTATTAACTTTTAAGAAATTGTATAGATGATCAGATGAGTTATAACCATCTGAACCAGAATCTTTTGAAAAACCTTCGATCCAAACTTCATCATTAACAGCAAATGGAGGAGAACTAAACCCAAGAACAGGAGTAGAAATTGTAAATGTTACAATACCACTTCTAGTTGGGTTAGATTCTGATTTTGTGATGACAATACCGTTTGTATTATTAACTGAATATAACCTATACTCTCTATTTTGTAGACCTACAGGATTAGCTGCAATTTCTGTATCTACAATAGAACCTGAGTTTTCATTAATTCTTGCAACAATATTAGCACCAGGAACTTTTGTACCTACAAATCTATCAACAAGTTCTAACTTAGGAGCAGAAATATAGTTCTTACCATTAGATAAAATACTAATTGTACCAACAGTATTAAAGTCTCTAATAGTAGTAACAGTAGGAACATCAACAATTGGTCTTAAAGTAGTATCAGAAGAATAGTTAAATCCTTCATTTACTAACTGAATTGAGTTAATTTGACCAATTCTGGTTGATTTTGGTTTAATAGTGGAGTTATCACCATTTTCAGAATCAACACCTAAGAATCTTGGTAATTTTCTATAGAATTCTCCACTGGATAGTAAACTAATCTGATCAATTGGACCTTCTGGACCAACAGCACCAGTAGCATAGAACCTTCTACCCTCAGTTGCAGCATAAGAAACTTGCTCTGGATTTTTTGCGATCGCAAAACTAAATGTAGTAGTACCGACTCCAACTGCGGAAGTACCAATACCAGTGATCGTAAACATACCAGTGTATGCACTATCCACATACTTAATAGTATTATTTTCTTTTACATCATTATCTGGAATTAATGGTGTTCCATCTTTAGTAACATTATAATAGAGAATCTTAGGACAGAAGGTATTATTATTAACATCTAATCTAGCATAAGTGTTACCAATACTAATTACACGATCTTCTGCATCAAGAACATCACCAACTTCAGCAGATGTACTTTGACCAGTTCCTACAAACTCACTATTAAATCCTTGGTCATAATAAATTTTGAAATTATATCCATTTAACTCATAGTTTTGTAAATCAAATACAGTTGTAGATCTGCTAGGAATTTCTACTTTTGGATTAATTAAACCAAAGTTATGACTCGTACCACCAATACTTGTTAAAGAAACTATAACGGGGACATCTGCCACAGAATCTTCATATGTTTCACATAATCTGAAATTTTCAGGAGAATCTCTGTAAATGTAATATCTACCAGTTCCTAGTCCACCAATAACTTCTGATTTAGGTTCATAGTAAACTCTATCACCTGTTCTAAAATTATTACCTGAAATAGAAATTCTATTAGTCGATGTATTAACGCCAGCAGAAGAAATGCCTTGAGAATCAACAATAATCAAACCTTCAGAATTAAGTTCTATTCTTACTCTAGAACTTGCACCTAAACCAACTTCTTGATTTGCAATTACATTAAAGTTAACAGTATCTCCTATTTTTAACCCATGAGCTTGAGTTGTAGTAACTGTTGTAGTTGGTTGTAATACAGATCCTCTTACTGCTGTACCGATACCTTGAACGAAATATCCATCATCGTCACTACCATCGCTAGTAAAGAACAATTCAGCACCATTTTTCTGAGTTTTGATGCCAATTGTATTGATTGATTTGTATATAATATAAACTTCTTGTTCGACACCTGATCTAGGTAAAGAATCGGCAACAAGAGTAGCTGTTGTTCCAATACCAATTGCAGTAGCAACACCAAGAGAAAGTTGACCTGATTTCTTAACAAATAAAGCTTTTTGTCCATCCAAGAAAGGATGTTTATTTAAGAAAATAGATCCATGCTCAACTACTCTAGTTTGGGCAATGTTATTTTCTGTATAACTAAGAGTCTCATAATTACCTACAGTTGTACCTACACCAACTGTTTGTTTTGGATTAAAGAATTTTTTAGGGAAGAATTCAGATACAAATTGTGGAGCATCACTAGCAATAGTGAATCTATCTTGAAGATAACTGATAGTACCAGAAGCACTAAATGATGCAATACCTGTTCTCTCAATACGTACTAAATTTTTACCCTTAATTACATTTAATACTTTAGCAACTTCACCATCACTAAATTTAATACTAGATCCACCACTTACATTTCCTGGTATTCTACTTACAATAAGATCAGTTACAACACCAACTGCTCCCGCTTTAACTGGATCTAAAAGTATAGCTCTTTCTGATGCAACACCAACTACATGGAATCCTTGAAGACCTTTAATATCAGTATTCGTGTTAAATATTTCGATAACCTCACCATTGTTAAAATCATGATTTGGTTGAATAATTCCTGTAATTTCTGTATCACCTGTTTTTTGGAAAGTTACCTCATCAAATTGAACATTAGTGCTTTGTAAATCAGTAACACTTTTACCTTTAATGAAAGAAACCTGTGCAGATACCCCATTACCATTAGTTCCTTCTTCATCAAATAGTAAAGTATTTCCAACTTTATAAAGATCACCTGCTTCAACGATTTCTAACTCTTCAACACCACCAGTAAAGACAGAATCAATAACACCTTCTTGTCCAATTAATTCATCAGCTTCGATAACAAAATCGTAACTAGCATTAAGACTTTTTAATCTGTAAGGATAAGTATTCCTACTAAGATCTAATGCATTAATATCATCGTCCTGAGAGATGGACTGAGACGCTCTAGGAGCGATATAAGTGTCTCCAATATAATATGGGAAGGATGCTCTTGGTAAACCAGTTCCTGGGTCTATTTCAAGGGTAGCGACATATCCATAAATTCCATCAGGGAAATCGTCAGATACAAACCATCTACCATTATGAACATCAAGATCACCAGTTCCCATGAACTTATAATCTTCAACAAAGAAACCAGCGGGATATTCTCCTGCAGTTGGTCTATTTGGAACTAGATTACTCGCTAATTGATATCCAGAACGAACATATGTTGTAATACCTGTGTTTTGTTTTGGATCTCTTGTTGCAAAAGGACCAAAAATTGGGTTTCCATCGTATGCCCAACCAATAATAGGAGATCTTTGTGCAAGAGAATCTCCAAAATCAGTTTGAAGATCTGTAGAATATGCTAAAGATGCATATTGAATTGGATATTGAGTCTCAGCATTTAAGAAATCATCTGTTGAATACTTTTCATGCAAATTAACAGTTAATGGTCTTACTGTTGATTCAATAATACCAGACTGTCCTACAGACCTTACAACAATAGCTGTATCTTCTGCATCGTAGTTTAAACCACCAGAAATTACCTCAACTGTAGAAACCTTACCATTTGCATTAAGTTTTGCCTTTAGTTGTGCACCAGAACCTGTAGGACCTGTAACTGTTAAATCTGGAGCAGAAGTATAATTTGAACCAGCACCAATGATTTGAACCTGTGTAATAACTCCATTACTAATCAATGGTTGGAATTGTGCTCCAGTACCACTTGAAACTGTAATTAGAGGTGGTTTTTCAAAGTTTAATACTTTAGAACCATAATTTGATCCAGGTTCAGATAAGTATGCACCAATAATCTCACCTCTTACATCTGGTTCGCAAGGAATGGATACTGTTGTTCCACCAATAGATGCTACAACAGTAGCAGTAATATCTGGATATTTAACAGTATGAATACCACTACCAACATCGCTAAGGAAAATATATCTACCTCTATTAACATCAGTTTCAGAAAGAGCTAATCTAAACGCATCTGCATTTATACGAATAATCCTATAATTTGTTTCTGTGGTTAATTCTCGAATAGAATTAGTTGCTTGATAAATTACTTCTTCATTGTCTAGGAAACCATGTTGTTTTATAATAAAACAATTAGTTCCTGTACTGATACCTGTTGTTTTAGTTTCATAAGTTCTTTTCTTATATCCAGAACCTTCAGTAACAACAGAAATATTTTGAATTTTATTTTTAAAATCAAAAGATCTAAACTTATGAATACCTAAAGTATTGAAAGTTGTGATACCAACAGTACTAAGACCTGCATTAGCATCATCTTCTGTTTCATGAAGTTTAATAGTAGTTGTGTTAATTACATTGGCAAAATATGCAACACCAGATTGTAAAGTATTTTCAGCATCATACTGGGTATTATCATCAGAACCTAATGTAATTGCAACACCTAATGGTTGGTTTCCATTTGGATTATAAACAATTTTTTGTCCAGTTTTAAAATTATGCTCCCCAATAAAAGTAAGTGTATTCGCAGGAATATCAACACCACCATTTGCTAAAATATCTTTAGCATTGAAATTTGCTTCTGTATAATCTTGAGACAGTGTAATTTCACCACTAGCACCTTCTCCATTACCACCTTCAATATTGATACCAAAAACTTGGTCAATATCATAAGACTCTCTGTTTTCAAGATATAAAGACTTTAGAGATCCACTAAGAACAGGATTAATTACAGCAACTGTTCCACCAACTCCAGGATTAGATACTGTAATTTTTGGTGGATTGATAACATCATAATCAGAACCACCACTAACTAATTCAACAGATTGAAGAGGACCATAATATAAGTAATCATTTGACTTATAGTTTAGTATTTCAATACCATTGATCAACATTCCTGTTGGACCATAGGAAGTGGTTTGAGCAAGACCAGAAGAAACACTTGGTTTTAATGGGAATTGCCTTAGAATTTTTTGAGGTTGTATATTCTTACCGTACTGAGAAGCAAGAGTTAGTCTATGTGTACCTGTTCCTGTTTTTAATTCAATAAATTTACTAACTTCAATAAACGATCTAGCATTTGCTAGTTTTAGTTGATTATTAGCAGCTGGATTTACCCAAATAAAGTATCTCGTACCACTTACTAATCCCTCTAGGGCAGTAGATCCAGATAATGCCTCATATACAATTTCGTCACCTGTAACAAAGGGTAAATTTGTCTGGAATGATACTAATTGATCGATTTGACCAATACCAACATCTTGTCCTCTAAAATCGACAAAAACTTTATCAACACTAAATGAGAAAGAAGGTAAACCTTGAGTCGCAACGTACATGGACTCATTAACTTTATTTTTGGTAACATATGCATTTTGAATATTGGAAATAATTGTTTGATTTCCAAATTCAATTAAATCATTACTAGAAGTTGCCCTACTAATTACTCTTCTAATATCCCAATTTCTATCAGTAGTAATTCCTGTTGTATTAGATAATTGTAGAGTATTGCTATCAATAACAGTTACAACAGCGGTTGTTGTAATTGTATTTGTTCCTCTAGCAAGAATTTCTACAGAATCTCCTGTTCTTAAATTACTCTTATCAAACTTATCTGAAACAGACAATGTAGAACCAGTAATTTCAGCTACTTCATATCTTGTTGCAATATTATAGATCCAAGAGTTAAAGATTCTTTGTTTATAAGTCGGTAATGTTAATGGATCTGCAGGTGGAGAAATGTTTTCACCAATACTCTTGATATAGATTTCATTACCAACATCAAGATAATAGTTATTTCCTTGAGCCTCAAACTCTCCGAGAACTCCAGTAATTCTCATTTCTACCTTTTTAGTAGAATCTCCACCTTCATAACCATATGCAATAACTGTAGATCTGACTTCACTTCCAACTGGTAGATCAGATGTTAAACCAGAACAACCTAAAAATTGAGTTAGGTTTTTATCAGTGTAAGTTACAGTAATTCCAAGAGAATCAATAAAGAATGAACCACTCCTAGAAAAACCAACGGTACTATCTACGTTGATAACTCTGGTATTAGCAGAAGCAAGTAGAGTATTTTTAGTAAAACCTGGAACAAAGAATTCACCAGAGACCAAAGACTGTTCGTTAAATCCAACAAAAAGAGGAATTTTATAAAACTCTTCACCCTGACGAGTAAAAATTTCTACCTCAGAAATAGGACCAGATGCAACTTGAACATCTGCATTAGTTGGGTCTGAATCTTGATAAAGAGTTTGACCAGTAAGTAGTAGAGGATTTCCACTAATCGCTTTTACAACAACAATAGCTCTTCTTAAATAATCAGAAGTAGATGATTTGACAACAAAATCTTCAAGGTCAACTACTTGAACCTTTTTACCATAAAGAACATTAAATAAAATTCTAAATGATTCTCTAGTTCCTTTTGTTTTATAGAAAGAATTTACGTTTTTGAGGAAATTTCCTACATTAATACCTGAACTTAAGGTTCTATCTTCAAAACCAGGAGCATATAATTCTTTTAATTTAATATAATACTCTTTTAAAAATTCTACACTAAGATTTTGAACTGTTGTAGTTGTACTTGCTCCACCATTAGTAATACCAGTTGTTAAAACTGTAGTTGTATCATATCCATTACCTGTACTTTGAATCCAAAGAGGGAATCCCTGTGCATTTACAATGAACTCAATTGTATCACCTTCATCAATTACAATAGTTTGATTTAAACCTAAAGAATCAATACCAAGAGTTGTTAAATCATTTGCATTTGAATCTCTATTAGCATTACTTAATTGGTAAAAATCATTATCAATATTCGTGATACCTAGTCTGAATGTAGTGGGAGTGCTTCTACCACTAGTTCCGCTAGCTTTAACACGAATGATGCCAAACATTTTAGTGATGGTGGCACTCTGATAATAGTAATCAGCAGCAGTATATCCAGTTGTATCAAATACAACAACTCCTGAAACGTGAGCAGATGTATCTGTAGATTCAAAAATTAACTCTTCAGGGTTGTTTTCATCTCTATACTTTGATATACCACTAAACCCTCTAATACAACCCTTAACAGTATTACCATCTCTTTCAGTATATGTTATGATCTCATCACCAACTTTTATTAAACCATATTCATCAGGCAAACCATCAGAACTAGACAATACAATATCAGTGTCTGTAGATGTACACGCTCTCTCTAAAATAATGTCTGGATTAATTACATTATCAACCAGATTATCTAATTTGATGTATTGATCTAAATTTTCCGCAAGATCAATCGCACCACCTTGAAATTCTTGAGAAATGTAGTATTGTCTTAGAAAATCGGCAAATTTTGGGTTATCTTCTAATACAAACCGAGGAAGTTGGCTCTCAATAACATCTTTTATTTTAACTCTCTTGTTTATCATTCTATCGAGTTAGTGATCCGTTAGTGTAGCTAGAAGAAGTTGGATATGATACTCCAGAAATCTGATCTCCCGAACTAATCGTATCTTTAATCATATTTATAGTACTTTTAGATAAATCTACATTGAGGTACAAATCTTTTAATCCTATGACATCATTAGACTCTGGAGTTGCTTGTATTTCAATAATATTTTGACTTAAAGAAGTTCCAGTAATGAAAATTGAATTAATAAGAACTTCTCCATGCGTATAATCAACTGTACCTGCATTACCGTCTATAGTAACAACTTCACCATTACTATCTACGCTAACAATAGTTAGTCTTCCTGTGGTTGTGCTGCCATCTGGTTCATCACTAAAGTAAACAGGTGCACTTTCTCCTCTGATATTAAAAGCAGTGGATTTAATGTTCCTACCTTCTAAATTAACGTGGAATTGATTACCATAACATAATTCATATTGACTCGTAACATTAATTTCTGCACGAAGGTCTCTTCTCATTTGGATTCTTGTAATATTTGACGTAATCGATCTATCAGAATCATCGACAATATTAACGAACTTACTATACTTGAATCTTCCACCGAATTTATTGAGATCTAAGGAATTAGCATACTTTTGAACTGAATTACTGATTCTTGTTTGAAGAGTAGATACATCATTGAATATATTACTATTATAATATACAAAACAATCATACTCAACAGTTAGGATTTGTAGATCAACTAATTGTTGATTAATTCCTGCAAGAGCAAATTTCTTTAACTCAGTTGTAATTTGTTGTTTAGTAAAGTCAGAAATAAAGTTAGCATTTCTTGGTTTGATACTAATTATGACATTTCCAAATTGTGGTGGGTCTAACTCTTCACCACCAACGACTGAAACACTCTCAGTATCGGGATAAATTTGCTGAATTATCGCTTCATAATCAGTTGCAGAAACCGCCCTGTATTGCGATGAATATAACCTAGGAGCATAATACTTAACTGAGTTAATTGACTCGATCTCATCGCCACTCTGAGCGGCTTGAACGGTAGTTAACGTGATAGTTAGGGTGCTCTGATTTACACTAACATTCAAACCATCATAAAAATCTCCTCCAAATGAAAAATTACGAGCACCGTTTCCTTCTCTACCCTCAGTTACAATATAATCGATTCTAATATCTGTATTTGGATCTAATTTCTTACCAAAAAATCCATCACCAAAAAGAACTTCATATTTTTCATCTTCAATCTCCTGAAGTAGGAAAATTTCAGAGTCTTTGGTAATTTTAACGATATTATCAACTAATCTATATCTTCTACCATCTCCAATCTCTCCAGGTCTAAAAATAACACTTCTAATAGTCGATGTATCAATAAATGGATTATCTAAAACAAACTTCTGCTCACTATGACCACTAACTGTAAATGCTTTTGATAATAATGTTCCTTCATATACCTCAAACTGCCCAAAATCAGCAACTCCATTTACAACTGCTACTGTTCTATCCTCTGGAATGGCAAAAGCATATGTTGTTCCAGAAGAATCACCAGTACAAACTAGACCCTTTCTTAAAGTCAGTGTATTTCCATTGATAACACTACTTGGATCAGTAACACTAAGACTTATTGTACCTTGTGCAGCAGTTCTTGATCTAGGAACATAACCAATATTTCTAGCAAGTGAAACAACGTTCTCTCTAAGAGTAGCAGAATCTATAAAAGATTCATTAACAACCATATTAGTGTTAAATGCAGTCTGATATGTGTTATATGCTAATGTATCGATAAGAACCGACATGTTTGACCCTTCATAGTCAAAACCAGTAAAGTCGGTATTTGCTCTTAGGTAGTCTTTAATAGAGGATTTAATATCCTCATAGTCTAAATTTGTAAACTTATTAGATGGCATTATCTTGTAGCCTCTAGGATGAACGAAATTGCTTGGGCTGAGGATAAATCCCCAATAATATCATAAAATATTGTTACTCCAAATGCATTTAGGTCAGGTCTAGACTCAACTTCAACACTAACATTACTAACTCTAGTTTCATATAACTGAATTGTGTTCTTAATTGTATCAGAAACTACAGAAGCAGTTGCATCATCAATTAAATTAAACAGAGTATCTCTTATTGGCGATCCAAATTGTGCATTAAAAAATTTTTCACCAGGAAGTGTAAAAACACAATTCTTAATTGCTGTCTTTATTGCATCTTCGTTCTTAACAACGAGCAAATCATTCGTTACTGGGTGAGGTGTGAATGAAAAACTGATATCTTTGAACGATTTTGAGGTAATCCTATTGGAAATAGGCATATTATCGTAGCTTTAAATTTATTTATACGTATTAACGACAACTTTTTTTACAACTACTCAATTTCTCCACTTTTTTCGTCAATCCACTCGCTAACTGACCTCTCTTTTGCTGTTTCCCAGAAATATTCATCAGTATCTCCCAGTCTTCCCCAGTCTGTTCCTGCCTCAACTTGATATTCTATAGTAGAAACCTTAAAATCAGGTTTCTTTGGCATCTCAGGAGTGATAGAAAGGTCATATAGACGCATCCGATTGTTAGGATACAGTGCAAACTGCCCATTTTCGAGTGCTATGCAGTTATGAGACTTGTGTTCTTGTGGAACTTCACTTACATTATTGTCTACTACGTCTGGATTTGCATGGTAATTGTCTAATGTAAACAAATATTGACCTTTAATGAATCCATGATCTCTTGTATAGACCTCACAATCCATTGAAGAGACGAAACCTTTGTTGATTGCCACGACTCCATAGTCCATACAGTTCCAAAATTGGAGATTTTCAAGTGTCATATCAGGATCTGGTGCCTTTGGTGCTCTGACAAATGCACTAATAGGCAGTTTATCGAACATTGCACCGTATTCTGGTAGGTATGTCTCAAAGTAAAAAGCGCGACCAGGTATCGATTTTGCCGAAACCCAGACGCCCTCTACATATTCACCATGTCCATCTTGATGATCTCGCAAATATTCCTTACGTACCCAAACTTTTTCGGCAGGAAGATTGCAAATTAGGTTCATCCTTGACCTCTAGGACGTTTTTTCTTTGAATTACGGGAACTTGCAGCATATTTTGTATGTCTACCCTTCCCTTGTTTTGTTTTTTTCGGTTTTCTTTCAATAGTATTCACTTAATTACCTCTACATTAATGTCTTTTGCGTTAGGATGCCCCTTTTCGTAGTACTGAATGGCAAGATCTTCAAGAGTATTGAACATTTCTTCCTCTGAAAGATCCTTCCATGCCACTACACCCTTGATTGAAACGTTATATCTATCAGATAACTCTTGTTTTTTCATGTCCAACTCTGATATTTGGGTCACAGTAGATCTCAAAACCTGCTGCAATCGCATCTAGACAGAAAGAAACATCTTCTCCGCACATATCTTGTACCTCTCCAGACTCAAATTCTTGCATCTTAGGAGCAAACCAAGGGTATTTCATTTCTTCGTGTTCAAAAACTCCATTTTTGATCAGTACCCACCCAAATCCTGTGTAGTCCACCGTGAAGGGCTTACGGCGCTTTTGCATACTTTCGCCAGTTTCATGATTCATGACACCTCCATTGGTACGGAAGTCTTGCTCCTCCAACCAGTGAGCAACAGAAGTTGTGCGTCCATCTTCGGTCATGTACCAACCAGCAGCAATATCCTTCTGCATAAGAACTAACTGCAGAAATTGTGCAGAGTTAAAGATAATATCACTATCAATCCACAGTTGATAATCATACTTGAGTTTGCCGTCCCATGGGATTTGGTTAGGACCACGGAGAACATTTGCACCTAATACCTTACAACGTGCAAAGTTAACCATTGATGAGTAATCTTGAGAGATCTGAATACTCACTCCCATTTGTACTAGATCAAAACATAGTTGAACAAAGTTCTTCATGAATGCATATGAACAACCACGA